TATATATAGGAATAATTGGTGATCTGCTTGCTTCAATGAATGCATTGGCAATGTGGATTGATCAGAGAAATAAGACAATTAAATTATAGTATGATATGATTTGGACAGATGAAGACATTAAGTTAGTTGAAAGGTTCATAGAGATTAGGAACAAAGGTTATTATGCTGATGGTGGTCAATTAACTGAGGTATATAACAGGGTTCTTGACAAGAGGGTTAATCCAACGAACTGTGGATCTTGCATTAGGCAGAGGATTAATGAGCTTGAGGAGTCATTAAACCGTTATAAGAGGTCTCTGGAGGCTTCAAAGGAGGAAGAGGTTAATAATATGCCACAGGAGGAAAATAAAGAGCCTGTGGGCAAAAAGAAGAAGAAATAAATTAACATATGCCACAGAAGTTAAGCAAAGACCATATATATTCGAACAGCAAGGGCAAGAAGGGCAATTACAGGTTGGATGAGGATCATTTATTGCCTTCCAAGTTGCAGAGGTACAAGAGGGGTGAGTCTTTTGCTGAGAGGGCAAGGAGCACATTGTTCAACCAGGTTGATGACTTATTGGATGAGGTATATTGTGACATATGCAATGGTGTTGCAAGGTCTGATATTGTTCAGAAGTTGACCAAGACTCAGTATAAGAGTCAGAAGGGTCAGCAGAAGAATATGACATACAGGACTGCCAATGAGTATTACAACTGTGCATTGGACAGGATGCATTACAACACAGACATTGAGCATGCCAGGTTAAAGGATATATTCTATAACAGGTATGAGTCATTATTGGAGGCAGCTGTGAAGAAGGATGACATCTTCAATGCAAGGGGGGTATTGGATTCAATGGCAAAGATCTTCCTTGGAATGGACAAGCAGCAGAACAACATCCAGATTAACAACAACAAGGATGGTATTACCATTCACTTTGGTTTTGTCAAGGACGATGATGCCAAGGATGACGAGACAAATGAGATTGAGGAGATAAATGAGAATTAATTTTGACATTAAATTAACTAAGAAACAACAGGAAGCCTATGACCTTATCCATGATGAGGGGTGTAGGTTTCTTGTTTGTCGTTGGTCTCGTCAGTGTGGAAAGACGGTGTTTGCTGAGATTATGTTAATTGAATATCTATGCAAGCCGGATACGTTTAACGCATACATTAGTCCAACGTTTTCTCAAGGAAAGAAGGTATTTGCTGAGCTTGTTCAGTTATTGGAGGGCAGTGGCATCATCAAGAAGGCAAATGCTGCTGATTTAAGGATTGATACCATATATAATTCAAGTCTGAAGTTCTTTTCAATGGAGTCACCAACCGCAATCAGAGGTAATACTGTCAGTGGTTTACTGGTTATGGATGAGGCAGCGTTCTTCCCTGTTCAATTGCCTAGTGGTGAAGATCCTTATTATAACGTCATTTTCCCTATTATAAAGGCTAGACGACCAAAAGTGCTTGTTATTTCAACGCCTTGTGGAAGGCAGGGGATGTATTATGATCTGTATTTGAAGGCGTATAACCATCAGAAGGGTTACAGGGTGCTAACAGCGACCATTGAGGACGATGAGATGACATCGAAGGAGGAGATTGAGGAGATCAAGAAGGGTTATCCTCCATTGGCTTTCAGACAGGAGTTTATGGTTGAGTTCTTGGATAATGCTTTAACTGTATTTCCGAACTTTGAGAACTGTTTTGACGGTCATTATGAGAGGGGAAAGTGTTGGATTGGCATTGATCCATCATCAGTGGGTGATGATAACACCATTGTTTCAATTATCAATAAGGATAACCAGGTTAAGCAGATCAAGGTTGATGGCACATTGGACCAGAAATACACAAAGATAGCTCAGATTATCAACAAATATGCACCAATTGCCACATATATTGAGAACAACAGCATTGGAGAGGTGATGGCGAATGAGATTAGGAAGAAATTATACAGAAAATCCAATTTTTATACGTTTGCGACAACTAATGAGTCCAAGAAACAGTATATCTCGTTGCTTGCGGTGGCAATTGCGAATGGCGAGATACATTTCGAGAGTGATAATAAGCTATTATACTCAGAATTATCCACTTTTACCTTTAAATTAACGAAGGGAGGCAATATTACTTATGCTGCAAGGGATGGATATCATGACGATACGGTCACAAGTCTTGGAATATGTCTCCAATGCAGGGAGGATTTCCAATATAAGCCAGTTAACAAGGGCAATTTCATAAAAACGAATACAAAATTATTTTATTAAATGGATGAGATTATAGATTACGGTCAGTGGTCAGTTCCAACCAGGTGGGAGGAAGTCACTTTGAAGCAATACCAAGAGATTGAGAGGTATTATGAGGACAAGGACAAGCAGTTTGACGTTAGGGAGGTGTTGCATATCTTCACAGACAAGTCCCAGGACGAGATAAATGCATTGCCACTTGAGTTCCTTGAGGAGATCATGACCCATCTTCTGTTCTTGCAGACCAAACCAGAGGAGAAAGAACCAAGGAATTGGGTTGAGATCAATGGTGAGAGGTATACGGTTCACACTGAGAACAAGTTGAGGGTTGGTGAATACATTGCCACAGACACAGCTATGAAGGGTGACAGGCACAATTATGCTGCAATATTGGCAATTCTTTGCCGAAAGGATGGTGAGATATATGATTCAAGGTATGAGAATGAGGTATTGGAGGACAGAATTAAGCTGTGGGAGAGTGTCCCAGTGGTTGATGTATTGCCTATTGTAGGTTTTTTTTTACATCTTTACATAACATTGCAGACTCCTACCCTATTGTCTTCGAAAGTAGAGGAGCTGGTAAACCTCACTCGCAAGGATATAGAGACTTTGCGAGCAAATGGGGGAATATCAAAACGTTGTATGAAATCGCAGATGAAAAAATTGAGAAAGTTGGAGAAATCTATCAATTCTATCTGAGTGACTACCTACAGTTCTTGAGTTATCTGATTGACAAGCAGGAGGCTGAGAGGCAGGAGGACGAGTTCCAGGAATTGAGGAGGAAAGCTACAAGGGGCAAGAGGTAATCTTGACCCTTTTTTTTCATGTTTAAGACAAACTGATTTAATAATGTTAAAGGACGTAATTAATATATTGAAGGACGTATCACTGAGGCATAAGGGTGTATACACCTTCAGATACCAGGGTGAGAAGTTGAATAATGCTCAGAACAACCACAAGGGGTATCAAGTATATGTTGACGACATCAGCTTGCATCAGCTCAACATAACCACAAACATCTTCAAGGCACAATTCGAAATATATATTCTTGGGTTTGTTGACGATGATACAGATGTATTGGAGGTTCAGACCAATGCATATACTATAGCCTGTGACATAATGGCTTATATCGACACTGAGGAGGAGTTTAGAGGCGTTCTGAGCGTCTATGACTACAGCATCCTCACTCTTGCAAGGTACACTGATGATTCAAGCGCAGGAGTGAAATTATCGCTTGTCTTGAGTATGCCAAACCCTGTTGATCTATGTGAGCTTGACGACAACTTCGATGAAGAGCCTCATGATCAGACAGAGCCGGACATTGACATAGACATCGATATTGAGAATGTGGATGACATTGACATTATGCCAATAACTTTGCCAAGGAATAGAATATGCTAAACAGTAGTGTTATAATTGCCATATCAAGGGATATAGCTGAGATTGTTAGGGCAGTAATGAGTTCTGACCTTGGTGTTAACAGGAAAGTCGGGAGAAACACCCTAACAGATTCAGACATATTCAACAACTTGAAAGTCACTGCCACAAATGACGGTGACTTGGTTTTCGATTACCTTTTAAACGGCTACATCAAGTATATTGAGAGTGGTAGGAGGGCTGGAGCTAAGATGCCTCCGGTTGAACCTATTGAGGAGTGGGCTAAGAAACATGGCATACCTACTGACAATAACACAATCTGGGCTATAAGAAGGGCAATTGCAAAGGACGGAATCAGCCCAAGACCCCTAATGGATTATGTTTTCATTGAGATTGATAAACAGTGGAACAAGCAGTGGGCAGATGAGATTTTCAATGTAATAATGGAAGAAATAGATAAGTTTTTTAATTAATTATGGCAGTATCAATTACATATAACAACGCAGACAGTGGCGAGTGTTCAAACTTCATCACCTTCACTGA